TGCTGCTTTTTGCTCGGGGGACATGGGCTTGCGTGCCTTACGCACTTTCTTTCTTACATACTTCTCTGGTTCTTTAGCCATAATGACCTCTCTCAATTTATTTAGAACCTTAGTATAACTTATTTAAACAAAAAAGTAAAGCATTTTATACAAAATGCGATAAAAATGCCTTCCATTCATCCTTTCTATTTTCCCATGAGTATTGACTATCAATTACATATTTAGCAACTTCTAGCTTGGACTTTGTATGTTCGCTGTCGATATTCTTTATAGAATGTTCAAGATGTGCTACAAATACACTAACATGGTCATTCGGGTCTTCAGTCATAGGATATTCAATAGCAAACCCAGCAGTGGTTTCAGGCAAAGCCTCAAAGTTTGGGCAAACAACCTCGCACTTAGCACTCATAGCCTCTAATGCTGCGATACATGAAGTCTCTGGCCAAATATTAGGATAAGCGAATATATGCGCTCTTTTTAATGCATCCCTGACGACATCGTTTGGTTGATATCCATGATATGTCATCTGGGGATGTTTTTTGATTCGATCAAAAAGACCTTCATATTTTTGATCCCGATGATCCCAACCATATATCTTGAATGATGAATATACATCTAAGTGTATGTTTTTATACTTTTCTGCCAAATACTCGAACGCAGGAACCAGTAACTCAAGCCCACGGTGAGGGGTTGTGTGGTATATTAGATTTATTTTGTCGGTTGGTTTGCCGCAAGGAGGCAATGATATAGGATTAATAGCATTTTTCATTACTATAGATTCTGAGTACGGAACGCCCAACCCAAGATTAAATGTGTGCATTTGATGGTTGCTAACAAAAATAATCTTTTCGAACCTTTCTCTATTTTCTTTTATTTTTAGATGCTCGCACTCAGGATCAAGCCAAGTGTCATGTATGACGTAGAAGTTCTTCTTATCTGGGGCAATATCACGAACACGAGAATGTATTATATTGACATCATCAACTACACCCATCTCTTCGACTACTGACTGAATCCGATCAGCCATCATCTCAGTACCGCCTTTAGACTTAGCATATGTACCATTAGGAAGCATTCCTTTGCCTCTATGGTCATCTACTATTTTGATTTCCACGATTAATCTTCTGTATCAAAAAAGAAAGTCTGGAATAGCCTACCGTTCCACTTATTGATGCCGAACTTTTCTGGTGCGCTTCTATGGTAGTAATTGCCTCTATAGATTATCGCCCTGTTGAATACGTTATCGACACGTTCGATTTCTTCCCAATCTTCCATATCTTGGACATAGTCGTTGAAATTTATTTGATTTTCTTGATGCTTTATGATGCCAGTTCTTTTGTGCTTGTAGAAACAAGTTCCAGCTGATTTTGGCGCTTCGGGGTTTAGGTAAACGACTGCAGCCCATCCATTATTGTTATCATGATGAATCCAACTTGCATCTTCTGATAGACTATATTGGAATGCTGAATTGTAACCACCCTCCCACTGAGATATCTTCTTACCCATAATATTTTGAAGGTGGTCTCTTAAATGGTAGAATAAGTCTCCCTCAACAGCCTCAGTTCTAAGACCTGGGAATTGACCCATAACCCAAAATGGCAGTTTGAGCGCCATTTCTCTAATTCGTTCTGGGTTTTCGTAAAACCCATCATAAATAATCAAATCATCGATTACAGAATCATTATTTTTCATAATATAACCTTTTCTAATCAAATTAGATTTTCAAATAATTTCTAATCTTTTGCTTCAACTTAGCAGGTGTGTTATCATTTTCTAAAGCATCAATAAGCTCGGAACGAGGGGTCGTATGCATATAGTAATGCGTGACCTTCCCGTCCCGTGACTTGACGCTTTCTTTAAATTTAATGGGCACTATCTAGCCTTTATGCTCAAAGAGAGCATTAACTGAGTCAACATTGCCATCGACTTCGCCATAACCCAAAGTTTCCAACTCTGCCACTGAGTCTGCAAAAGTTTGACCATTATGGGCGTTTAGCATAATCAATGGTCGGTCGCGACCAATCAACTCTGCAGCTCCACGAATAACATTAGCCTCCAAGCCTTGCGCTTCTAGTTTGATAAAGTCTACATTATCAGAACTAGTAAAAATAGAATCCAAAGTTTTGGCTGTTGCAGTAACACCAGTACTTTCATCAACAACACAAGTATTTCCTGAGTTTCCAGAATCTCTCTTCAGATTAACAGTTCCAGCTGAATCAGATAGAGCTGAACCATCAAGAGTTACATTAGACAATTCTGTAGTGTTTTCTTCTAAGCACTCAAAATTTTGAGTGTCAGGCTCAAACGCTTTAACAGATGTAAATTTATCAGCCAGCCAGCCAGTCCAGATACCAACATGAGCACCAACATCGATAGCGATAGATTTAGAAGACAAGGCATCAATCTTAGATTCAATGCTATCTCTATATTGGGATTCAAAATCCATTCCGATTAAGAACAGTTCGCAGTCGTCTGGAATATAGATTTGGTCGTCCATACATCTTTTCATTTGTAATTTTCTCCATACAAAATATAGTTAGGTTTTAAAAAATGCTACTGAACATAGTCAGTGTACATTATTTATAATATTTTTTTGTTTAATTTTATTTATCTCTACTTAACCACTGATCAATTTCAGTGCCAATTAGAGCAACACTGACAACTAGCTGTACAGGGTCAAACAACACGATACCAGTAACAAGACCAAATAGACCGATTGTTAAACCTGTGCCAATCGCAGCACGTGACTTCATAAATTTACTTAACATAATTACCTCTTCAAGTATTTTTCAATGTTTTCTTTTAGTTCTTTGGTATTAACCGTGAACTGTTCTTTGTTTTTAAAGATAAACCACTCATCATCAACTGAACTGAGCGCTATCTTTACATTGGGATAGACTAGGTTTATCCCGTCAAACCTTTCCTTTGGTTTCTTATTAAAGTCTTCGAGTAATATCCTATACAAGTCAGCCATCGTGTGTGGCGTTCTCTTCATCAAGACATCTCTTCCTTAATCTGACGATACTCGAGTTCTAAGCGCATGGCTCGGGAATAACCTTTAGCCAGTACATCTGCATTCTCCAATACAGCCTCGATGTGAGCAGTGCCCATATCACACAACCGAACCCAACTCAATGGTTGATCGCCCTCTTTACCATATGTTCCCCACTCGACAGATTCTCGAACCTTATCAAATGATTCGTCATCCCATACGCAATGATGGATCTCATCACCATGAGAAGAGCATCTCACATACTCAAGCCCACCATCGGTAAAGTATGTCTTACCATTTTCATCTAAATGTGACTTATAATCGTGCCTGTGACGGGAATACAGAATCGTGCCGTCAGGCGTCTCAATACAATTCTTTATTAGATTAACATCTTTGTTCATTTAACTACCTTTATCCAACTACTATCGCAGAAGATTGCGTCTGGCTCTCCTAGCGTTTCTTCGATCTCAACCATAACCTTTTGATTATTAAGGAGATAACCACTACCAGCGATCATACCACCTTCTTTCATCAAAGGCATATATTTTTCAACGATCTCGTCAATATTATGAGAACCATGTATATATAAGAAGTCTATACTCTCTTCTGCAAGTTGTAAGTCGGCATCACCGAATGATTTTGTGATGTTATCCCAGTGACTAGTATTGGTATAGAATTTAGGATGAACACCGTCGCCTATCGCATGTATTTCTTTGAACAGGTGTGACATAGCAAACAATGAGGTCAACTCACCATCACCGCAATCTAACTCGACCATAAGTTCTAATGGTTGTTTACTCAGATTGTCAACTGTAGCTATAAGTTCGGCAGCACCCATAAATTCATAGTTGAGACCATGCCCTTCTGTATTGTATATTCCCATATTAACTCCAATCAATACTAATACGCATATCGCCTTTACCGTTCCAATTATAGGAACAACCCATTTCTTCAATGATAGGCAAGATTGCTTTTAGGTTCTTTACGCCCTCTTTGTCGCCAGAAAAACAAAAACAAGATTCAGTTTGCATGTCTGGTGTGTAGCAAACAAACGAACCCTCTCTAATTAATCCTTTGGGTTGATTCTCCAAAACAGATTCTACACCCCACGCCTTGGCGACCTCTAACACCACGCCCTCTTGACCGTCTTCTTCTGCCCACCGAGCTGCTTCTAGTTCTTCAAAGAAATCGTCTTCTCCCTCTTCAAGTAACCCAGACTGCATAAACTCTTCGTCTATATCGTACTGACAATCCTGTGAATGATTGAATAGAACCTTATTCAGATCGACATCTTTGTACTCGATCTCATTACCGTCTTTGTCTTCACGAATCAGGTATCCGTCTTTGTCGTACTGCGGATCAAAGTAATCAGGCACATCCATCCAAGCACATGTTTGGCAACAGTAATGCGCCCAGCCACAATACCAACCCTCTTCTCGGAGTCGGTCAAATAAAACTTCCAGTTTATTCTTCGCCACGTTTGATACCTGCATTTAGTTTAGCGTCTTCAAAATCCAACTTAGCTTGCTTTTTCTTAGCAACACGCTCTTTCCATTCTTCTTGTTGGATTTGAAGGTCTTTCCACGCCTCAACTATTACCCATCCAATGAACAATATTACACCAGCAGAGATTAAAACATTCAAAATATCTAACATAATAATACCTCTCAATAGTTATACTCTAATTATATACTATTTTTTAGAGAAAGTAAAGCATTATAGTAATTTTTCTTTTCTAAATATTTTTCGTTGTTATATTTCCTGTCACCTTTACCAGTCCATATACATGAATTATCAGAAAATTCCCAGTCCATAAACTTATTATCAAACCTGAAAGAACTCACATCATCAGCAAATGCACGTGATATCGCTATCTGGTCAGCAAACCAACGCAATTCAAGATAATTTAACTCTTCAATAATACGGTGACAGATTCCTATAGCAGATTCAGTAAGATAAAGAGCGCCAGCAGCAACCTTTAGTTCTGGTTGATGTTCATAATCTCTAGGAAAATAACCAGAATTTTGTTGCGGAAATGTAAATGGCTTCATCACCAAGCAATCTATGTCCAATGTCAAAACTTTTTTGGCAACCTTTAATATTTCTGGTAACACTAAGAATCTCGAACACGCATAATATGCTCTTTCCTGTTCCTCTGTAAACTTAGATGTATCTATTACTGATCTTGTAAACGTAACCCTCGTCTTACATTTTTTAGATATATCATAAAGAAGATAAAACACTCTGTCATTTGCGTTGATTATATGTAAATGTACGTCGAAACCATTTTCAGAACAAGAGGAACAAAACGCAGGAGCATGTTGCAAAAAATACTCAGCATCGCAAGAAGCGAAGACTACTGGATAATTAGGGATTGAAGTGATCATCGCCTAATGATATCCTCTTCAACGCACTCAGTACCATACTGAACTTCTAAGATATGAGCAGGTGAATCAGTTTTATTTGATGCTAGATGCCAAACTCCTTTTGGTATTACATAGCTTCTATTTTTAGTTTCTGTTAGAGTGATAGTATTCTTCATAGTAAGAGTTTCAATTGCTACAGTAACTTCACCTTGCAGAACGTACCAATGCTCATTTCTATGCGTATGTTTCTGATCACTCAAACTCTTTCCAGGCTCGATAACAAGTTCCTTGACCTTGACTGTTTTCTTATCGTCCAGAACACGCCAGTACCCCCATGGTCGCTCAGTTTTTTGTGTCTTCCACTCGTCAAGGATCCAACTGCTAGAATTCATTTTATTAGAGCCACCAACGCCCCAAACAAATTTTACTCTCGGGTCGTCTGCATACTTTTTATACTCAGGAGTGTTTTCGCCATCAGTCCTGTCGCCACCATTGGCGAATATGACATTAGAATATTCATTCAAGACATCAGCGATTGCGCCACATGCTGTATCATCATCATCGTTAAATATAATAACATCATCAACACACCCCAAAGCACCGATTAATCTGCTCCTCTCGCTAATCGGCATGAATGGCTTACCTTTTTTGCGAGTCAACCATTCATCAGAATTAACGCCAACAATTAACTTTTCACCCTTACGTTTAGCGTGCTCAAAGTATTCTATATGACCAGAATGTATTGGGTCAAACCCACCAGTAACCAATACAACTTCTTCTTCTACCCAAATAGGCATCTCACCACTAGGCGCTATATTCTTCATTTTCCTATAATTCCATATTTAACATTACGATTTACAGCATAGTCATCTATATTATAACCGCTTTCTTTTGCCATGTCAACGTATATCCAAAATAACTCAACTAGATCGTCATAGGGGTGTTCTTGTATTTCTCCCGTGAACCAAGCTGGTTTCCATGGCTGCGTTGGCATATGCGTATAATGTAATTGTTTGAACGGAAATATGTCCCTATCATGACTGTTCCAAGCAGGGTCTAAATCTCCAACAACACCACTTCTCACAAACATATTAATAAACTGATGGTGGGCAGTGGCTTCTACTTTCCAGTCTTGCGAAGGTGGCATTACGTCTTTGAATTTAGCACAATCAAATAACATTACGCAGAACTCCTTACCGCCAAACCGCTTTCCATCTCTAGCTAGAATCCAGCTATCGCCCATATCTAGATCGAACAGATCTCCGATGTCATGGAAGTTTAACATATCAACGTCAGTGTAAATAGCCCGACCCTCGAAGTTACAATATTCGGGGATAGCCCATCGGAACCCTGAAAATGGAGTTGACCAGTTTCTATCCTCAAACCCATGCCAAAAGCATTTATGGTCATTGGTCTGCCTCATCCAAACTATTTCTAAGTCTCTTTTAGTTTCTTTTCGTAGGGAATATTCATATGCCATTTCAATAAGAGCGTCTTCACCATTAGACGACGTTCCTATGAATAACTTAACTTTGTCACTCACAGTTATAGTCCTCTTTTAACTGACTGATGTGCTTGGCGTGGATTTTGCATCCGATAAACTCGTTATAATAGTCATCACGCAAAAGGACATCTTTCTCAAACTGAAACTTAGCTTCATAATATGAGCATTCGCCTTTAGTTCGGCATAGTTTGAGGATATCACGCTTGAAAGGTACGCCTTGCTCAACAAGTTCTTTTACTTGCTCGCTAGAACCAAAGTACCGTTGCCAGTCTGATTGTACTTTAGTTTTAACTCTACGCTTGCGTGTTTTGGTGACAGGTAGTGTCTTGGGTTTCCAGAAGAACTTCTTACCAATGTAAGAGACCCCTGTATTAAGATCTCTTACTTGGTAAACAAACCCTACATATTGTTTGAGTTCTTCTTCCGTTAAATCGAACGGTCTGTTATTGTAACTCCATGGAATGTCATGCGGTGCAGCCATAATAAAACCTTTATTTTAGTCAACATCAAAATCGAGATCTTCAAGATCCTCGTCGTCAAGGTATTTATCTAAATCATCCACGTCTTCTTCGATATTATCAACATCAACGCCTGCCCCGCAGAATGGGCAATATATCGGCAACTCCTCAACAGAGTCAATATCTACAGTTTGAACTATAGAATATTCTGAACCGCAATCATCGCAAATAAGTTCGTATGTTATTTCGTCCATCTTTGTTCCTTATGCGTATGCCTCGTCCCAACCACCAGTCAACCCTGCAACTTCATACTCCGTAACACGGTTCTCAAAGAAGTTTGTGTGGTCAG